TCGATGACGTAGGGGCTGAATACCTCAGGGATGATCAAGTCTGACCGAAGGGTGGCCATGATCTCCTGAAATAGTGTTTACGGTGTGGGCATAACCCTGCGACCGACAGGCATAACCCTCGGACTTGCAAACATATTAACGCTCACGCAAACGTCTTTCCGCCTCTGCTTTGTATTCTTGCCAATTTTCAGGGTGCTTTCTAATCACGTCCCCCAAAACTGAGTGATTGATTCCGCGGTTGATGCCGCCAGTCGTCAATGCACGCAGCAAATCAGGATCAAGGCCGCCGCTTGATGCACCACGCGCTGCAGGTGCGCCACCACCTTGAGGCTTTGGTGCCTTTTGCACCCAATCAGGGACGTTGTTGCGGGCCCAATCAGCCACAGGGATGCGCTCGTAGCCATCAACCACCACGGGGCCGTTGTTGCCTTGCTGAATCTCTTTGTCCTTCAGGTAGTTCCTCATGACCAGATCAGGGTCATGCACAACATCTGACAGGGCACTTACGGCGGGGGCAGTCAGCTCCAGGTCTCGAACGCGGGCCTCAAGCTCTTTGATGCGCTGATCTTTTTCTGCACTGGCATCACGGAACTGTTGTTCCATAGCCTGCCTGGCCTCGGTGTACTTGCCTTCTGACTCAAGCTTGCTTTGCTCAGCTTGCTGTTTGAACTTCTTCAATGCCTCGTAATCGTCAGGCACTAGATTGACCAGCTCTTTTTTCTGCAGCTTGCCGATCAGTTCGTAATTTTTTTTCTGCAGTGCATCACGCTCTGCTTTCACTGATTCGATTTCGTTTGAAGATTCAGAAGCCATAGACTCCTGCACTTGTTCTTCAGCCATGAACAACCCATAAGGTTAATTGCAGGCCTAATTTACTACCAAAGAAAACGGTTCGCCCAGTAAGCCTTTGAACTTGGCCCACGTTTGATGTTTTGCGCGTGCCGAGCCTTCCAGTTTTTCCGGGCTTCTGCAGCGGCTTTGCTTTCCCCCTCGCGCTTAGGAAAACGCTTCGCACCCTGCAGACCAAACCTCAACAGCTTTTCTTTGCCATCCACCTTGGTGACAACCGCCGCCGCGTACTTCGGGTGGTTAGGGGTCATGATCGGTTTGTTGAGGCCCTCAAACCGGTGGCCACCCTTCTCGATGCTGGCCATAGCTATTTCTTTTTGGCTTTTTTGGCAGGGCTTAGCTCTGAACGCCTTTTTAAGACAGTGTTGCCAGTCACGTCTGATTTGATCCGCACAATCGGATCATCAGCAGAGCCAACCCTGGTGACAGTGCCGCCGTTGCGGGTCTTGATTGACACGCGATCAGATTTGGCAACGCTTTGAACCACTCCCGTGGTCTTGGTGTTGCCATAGATCCAACTAACGCGGGAACCCTTTTTCATTTTTTCTTGCCTCCCCTCTTCTTAGGCTTTTTTTTGCCCGCAGGTTTCTGGGGCTTCATCGGTCCACCGTAGCCAGGCATCAGCTGTCCTCCTTAGGTGCTTCTGTTTTAGCTGCTTTTTTCTTGGCAGCGGGCTTTTTGGGAGGGCAGGCCGGAGCCGCCTCTGTGGTTGGTTTGAACTGAAACTTGCTGTGGAGTTGCATGGGATAGGCCCTGACAGCACCTACAGCCTAACTAGCTGGGTGAAACACTTCCAAACAACCCTTCATCAATCAATTTCTTAAAGGCCTTCATGCTTTTGCTTTTTTGGGCAAAGGCCCTGAACGCTGCACGCTGCTCGAACGGCACATTCTGAATCAGGGTTGCCAACTCTCTTGAGATTTTGGGATCTTCAAAGTCCATCAGTCCTCAGTCCAAGCCTCAAAAATAACGTCGTCACCAGGGAACCTTGTAGCAGGCACGGGGCTAGGGCCCTCAATACTGACAAGAGAACCACGGTTCAAGACTACCCAATAATCCTCGCTGCCACCTCGGCCATGATTCGCCATTGGCACTTGATACGCGTCGTAGCCCAAGGCCGCAGCAGCTTCGCCAATATCGTTCAAATCCTCGCCATATTTGGCTTTCGCTTCTTTGACGACGTTAAGGCTCCATTTTTCCCACTCGTTGTGAGCTTCCATTCGAGCTGCATTGATTGCTTTGTTGTTTGCAGCGCGGTCCAAAGATGGGTTGTTTTTGGGCACAGGCACAGAAGTCCGCCACACCCTCGCATCTTTTTTCAGGCCTGATGCAGTGACCAAAGAGCGTTTGTCACCCGCGTAAGAAGTTGCCGTTGAGTGCGCCGCTTCGACTGAATACTTACCAGATCTGCCTGCAGCCGCCATGTAGGAGCCGTTGCCATAAACACCTTTGCCGGAGTAGTGAACTCCTCCTTGGCTTCCACGTCCTTGCCATTGGTCAACCGATGACTGTTGAGGGATGCCACGGAAGAACACCAAATTATCTTTGCCATCAACGTCTTTGATCAGATCTTTCCTTGCCAAAAGCTCATCCATATCCTTAACCAGCTCTGACTTTGCGTTAAAACCCTGCTGCTCATAGACCTCAGACAGATTTAGCTGCCCCTTGCCTTGGTAAGCCTTTTTGAAACCGGCTGAACTGATTGGCTTCAGTGTCTCTGTCGGTTGTGGCGCTGGCTTAGGCACCGGCTTGGGTTTCGCCTTAGGTTTCGCTTTGGGTTTGGGTTTGGGTTTCGCCTTGGGCTTGATGCTGGAAACAGGCCCATAGTCCCGCTTCAGGTCAGCGATCGTTTTTTGTGTGCCGTCCTCTCGAATAAACCTGCGCATGGCGTCGTCAGCGCCATACTTTTTGGCTAGGGCATTGAAATAATCCACCTGCCCTTTATTGCCTAGAATTTTTTCTTGCTCTTTTCGGGGTCGCCCTTTGAACCAATCCCCATAACTTTGATCGGCTGGTATCATGCCACCCTCAGCAGCTCGCATCCCTGCCTTGGGTGGTTTTAGTCCCAATGCCTCGTAATCGATAAAGGCCCTGGTGGTTGATCGACAGTTGAAATGCTGTGGAGGCGTTGGGCCTTTTCCATACTCAAATGTGCGGCCGTCAAGCGTTCTGCATATTGGTGACGTTCTTGAATCGAGCGTTGCAACGTATTTGTACTTTTTTGTTACATCACGATTTTGGGTGTAGACCGCTTGGCTCGCAGCGTTTGCAACTTGGTTCACGCTGGTGCGGACCATCGTTTTGATCTGTTTGCTTGGCACATCAGTGAGTTGGCCCCGCAAACGCCTCGCAATCTTTGGCGATGCGTCACCAAGAATCAAACCGTTGCGGACTTCCTTTGTAAAAATTTCAGCCTGCTTTCCGGCTAATCGCTTAAACGACGTAGCGAGGCCAGCGCCATTCGGCAGCGTGATGGTAGAGCCCCCAGCTAGGTCCAGCTTGAATGGCTTTGGCGTGCCTGTTACAGCAGCACCTAGATCGTCGCTGAGAGTTACCACGTTGTAAGTGGTGGGGTCTATCGTCGCGACAGCCTCGGCAAATTGGGGGCTGATCTGTACGTTGCGAACTTGCCACCGCAAGTCTTCTGGAATTTCAGCTTTAAGCAGCCCAGCTGCGAAATTTGCCTGCACTTCGACTAGCTCTTGCAGCTCCTCGACCGACAACGCTGTAGAAGCATTTGCCCAACCATCTAGAGACCCCTTCAGGTTTGCAAGAATTCCTTGAAGACGCGCTGATTTTGTCGCTGACGGTTCAGCGTCCAGTGCCGCGAGACGCTGCATTGCCTCTTTGATTGCGTCCTTGTAAGAACGCGTAATTCGTGCCGCAACGCTGTTGCTATATCGATTGAGATCAATCGCGTTGCGGTAAAGCTCGGCAGGCGTGCTCATGACTCATAGATGCCGAGATGTTGGGGATCATCAATGCAAGCCACCGACACGTCACAGCCAGCCCGTAACGCGTTGCCAACAAAACCAGAAAACTCAGCAATCACGTCTTCTTCATGCAGGCCGATCGCTGTTTCTGAAACACCGCAGATTTTGCCCTGCAAATACCAAGTGACTCTGATCACCGCATAGGTTTGCTCAATCAGCTCCTGCTTTGAGAAAAACAAGAGTCGATTCATCGGGTCTTCTGGCTTGCGTTGCCGCAGATTATCCATCCAGCTCATCTTCGTCCTCCTGCTTCTGCTCCTCTTCTGGCATTGTGGCCTCTTCTTCAACAGGTGGCGTGGGTTCAGGCTGTTGCGTTTCAATCAAATTGCCTGCCTGCGTAGCTTCCATCTCCTCATCTACGTCAAATTCATCACCTAAGACCTCTCCAGCAGACAGCTGCGTGAGCAAAGTTTCCTGAGTGATCGTGCCTGCGGTATAGAGCTGCAGCAGTGCTTGAATTTCTTGTGGCTCTAGCCGCTGACCCAGGAAGTCGCGGTTCACATAGGCAGTGCCTGGTTGGCTGTCGTTCAGATACTCGGCATGGAAGCGCAGGCAGTTGTCCAGCAAGTCCTGCATCTGCTGAGCGATCAGCATCATTGTCGAGTCGCCCTGGCTGCGGTCAATGCGCTTCGATTCCGCCGTTTCTGCTGACAGCTTTTGACCTAGAACACTGGCCAAAGCCAGCGTGTTGATCTCTTCCGCGATGCGGTCCAGGTGCTTGAACTGCGCCTCGTAGCTGTTGCCCGATGGCTCGACAAACTCGACCCTTGAATCGGCAGGCAGGCTCATGGCCTCCGAAGGGCCAGCCGTGATCTCCTCAGCACTTGGCGGCATTCCGTAAATGGCCAAGAAAGGCACCGCACTGATCCTTAGCTGATTGCTCAGATCAGAGCTGGCCTGGTAGTGCTTCAGGTTCAGCTCTGCAATGTCGTTCATCGGTGGCCGCGACTCCAGCAGACCAACGCGGTTTGAGTAGGCGACAGAAAACGGAATCTCGCTGACGGTGGTTGTGCCTTCGTCGAACAGCTTGAATTCACCGTCCTTGTCCTTACGGTGAATTTCGTAGGCCCCAGGGGTCAACACCCGGACCTGCTCAATGACTTTTTCCCCGTATTCACCTTCGGGCTCCACGGTCGTTTCAAACAGACGCAGCTGGGTCAGCTTCTGTGTGCCGTCGATGATTTCTGAGCGCCAGCCGAGTATGTCTCTGGGGGTATAACGCACGAAATAAGGCCTACCACTGCCATCAGCTGCAGCATCGACAAGGACACCGACGTGGCCGTAACGCAGGCAGATCCTGGTGGCCTCATACAGAAACTGAGTGATGTCGTTGCCCTGCAAATCTGCGTCAAACAGTTGCTCTGTAATCGTGTCGCTGACATCGGTCAATCTGACCGGCTTGCGGGTCAACATGCCCGCCAACATCTTTTCGATGCGTGCGTAGAAAGGGCTAAGACAACTGATTTTTAGACGGTTGTCATAACTGAGATCGTCCTCACGCGGGTACTGCGGCAAAAATTTTCTATGGCCTTTTCGTAGTGCGTAGGTGCCACCTAACAGGGTCTCCAAGAGACTCCAATGGTCGGCCATGTTCATGAAGGCCTGATTCGGTGAATCAACGGTGCTGACGTTGCCAACACGCTTAGCGCCACCGATGCCAGATGAATACACAGCTAAGCCTCTGCCAATAATTTGATGTTAATCGAGAGATCTGCAGGCACAAGAAAGGGGGACGACTTTGAAAGTCAGCCCCCCTCTCGATGCCCTTAACCTTGCTGCCTCCATCAATCCACCGCGTCCGATAGTCCGGTTTAAGAAGGCGGACCGGCAAAAAGCCGGGGAACCTTCAAGGGGCAAGGTTTAAGCAATCAGCATCCCCTGGACCGGACACACCGGCAACCCAAGCTCAACTGGCGAACTGTCCCCATCACCCTGCCGCGTAAGCAGTCAAGTTCTGAGTCCGCCCAATCAATATACCCTGATTCCCGTTCCGCGACCGGCTCTGACATGAAGCGGGTTGTATAAAGCCCAGACGGCATAACCAAGGCTGTCATTCAAATGGTCGTAGCCAGCCTCCTTATCAGGCTCCTCAGGATTGCGCTCTGAGTAGCTCTGCAACTCCAGGCACTCGATCATCCTTTCGCACTTCTCAAGCACCTGGAGCCTGACTTCACCCTTCCCATTCTCCAGAAGAGCTTGAACAGCAGCCACCCGATCACGGATGAGAGGGTTCGATTTACCGGCGACGACCGAGAGACCGGCCATCTGCAAAAGCTCGATGTCTGTTTTCGCGGCATTAGTGCTGCGGTTTGCGCCTGATGCGTCTGGGTAGACATAAACAGGGGCAG